GGAAGTTGTGGCGGCGCTTGGCGTTGCGCCGATTGCATGGACAATTGAGCACGATGTTTCGCGGCAACAATTCCCATGCGAACCCCTTCAGTTTCCTGCTGTTTGGCGAGTTGATCTCGCTTAGCGGCAGCATTTGCGGCGACTTGCATCGCTGCGATCTGTTTTTGAGCTTCAATCCGGGCTTCTTCAACCCGAATTTGGTCAGCTTTGGCGGCTGCGTCAGCAGCTTGTTTCTGCTGTTTGAGTTGCAATTCTTGTTGCTTGAGTTGCAGTTCTTGCTGTTGCATCTGAACAATTGGATCTTGCATCTGCTGTTGAACCTGTTGTTGTTGGGTTTCTTGCTGGTTTTGCTGAAGCAGTTGTTGAGAGGCTTGAGCCGCCATGACTGCAATGTGATCTGCCATTTCTGGCGGCACATCCTTAGTCTGGTCTTCGTTGGGCAAGGAGATACCCATTCGCTTTTCAATCTCAATGCGGTATTGAAAGGCTACGTGTTCATTGATGTGAGCCATCATTGCAGCCTGAATGGCTTGGGCCATTGGGCTTTGACCAACGACTTGCTGGATCTTTGGATCTTGCAATGCGGACATGTGTACTTGGATGTGGGCCTGATGGTTTTGCTGGATGAATGCCTTGACCGGCTCGCCAGTAATAATGTTTTGGTTTTCCTGAACCGGGTCGGTTGGAACCTGATCATCTTCGGTAACAACCAGCTTCTCGGCATTCTTGACGCCCAACACCTCAATCATTTGACGATGCAGGAAAGCCAAGTCATAGAGTTGGGGAGCTGACTGAGCAAGCTGCATGACCGCCTGATACTGAACAATCTTCTGAGCCATCGTGGCGGCGTTGGGATCGCTGACAGGGATTACATCGGTGCTGTTGTAGTCAGACTTGCGGGCGCTACGGCTGCCTTCTTCCGGCTCGTAGTCATAATCTTCTGGCGCATCTTCAGCAATGATTGCTTTGAGCAATTTGAATTCTTGCTTCATTGAGAAATGCATGCGGGACTGAACCGCACCCATGACTTTCAATGTGCGTTCGAGGATTGCCAAAGTTGTGCCGACCGGAGCTTGGCTGGACATGTCAGAGACATTCATGTCTCCGCTGGAAGCAAATGCTCGGCCTTCTTCGACGATGTTTTGGAACAAAGCAAAGAGAGTTTGGCTTGGCTCTTTGTAAGGCAGGGGGAGGATGTTGTCTCGGATTGATCCGGACGGTACATCTACATCTCGGAACTCTCCGGGCTGGATGGGCGTGTCATCGCCCTTGATACGTAAACCACGGGACTTGAGGCCGCCCGGCAAGTTGCTAAGCGTTCCGGCGTCAACCAATTGCCGGATGAGCATCGTAGCTGATTTTGCATATCCCCCGATAAGGTGGATAAGACCATAGCCGTAAAATCCATCACCGGGGATGTATTGGTAATGGACGAAGTGTTGGCGCTTAATATGCAGTTTGTCTCCCTCATACCAATTTCTCCTGATTGAAAGAATTTGTCCGCTTTGTTTTTCCAAAGTGACGACATAAGGCAAGGCGATGCCGGTCGGCTCGCCCTTTTTGTTTACATCCTCAAATTTGGGAAGGTCAATGTCAACATGCATTTCCAAGATGCGGTAGCGATCATCTTGGATGGCAGACATGCCACGCTCTTCGGCTTTTTGTTTTTCAACATCATCGAGGTCATAGCCGGGGTCGCCTAAATCAACATCAAGGTAGAAGCCGCTTTCTTGGAGCTTCAACACTTCATTTTTATTTTTGCGCATTACGTGCGTGACACGTGGGGAATCTTCCAAGTTGGAAGCGCCGAACGGTACGACGATGTCTTCGGCTGGAATAAATTGTGCGACTTGGCGACCTTTGCTTGGGTCGAAGTACACCTTCTTGAATGCTGAGCCGGTGATAGGCAGTGACCACAAAAGCTTTTCATGCTCCGGGCGATATTCAGTCATGACCTCGGTCAGCTCATAGTTCATGTCATCCTGAACTCGTTTGGCTGCATCCTGCGCTTCGGGTGTTTCTTTGCCGATAATTTTGGTTTTGACCGGCCCCATCGCAGGGAATGTCTCCATAATGCCTTCGGCTTGGAAGCGCACTACAGACTCAGTCAGCATTGGGTGGAATACGCCGCAGGCTCCCTGCCAAGGTTCAGTGCGTTCTTCATAGCGCAGGCCAAGTAACTTTAGGCCGTCGACGTAGGTTTGAATCCACTCACGGCGGTCGCGGACATCTTTTTCAAAATCATCAATGAGGTCAGATGACATAGACTGAAGTTCTGAGTTGTCCATGAACTCAGCAAGGTTGGCTTCAAAATCTTCTGCTGTGCCTTCGCCAGATTCCATGTGGACGTTTAAACCACCTATGCCAACATCGATTGACTCCGGATCATCAATTTCAATCTCAATGGTTGGGCCAGACAAATCCCCAATCTCATCGTTTAAACCCTGCGGTGCTGTGTATAAACCTTTTTCCATGATCATCCTTAAACTGTGTAATACCGTTCGGTTCGACGGCCTTTGAAGTACCTGACTTCATCTTGCTCATCTGAATCAATTTGAATGAAACCGCCGCGCCGGAAACGAAGCAAAGCCTGACTGGTCGAGTCAACAAGGTCATCGTTATCGCCGTTTGGGAAAGCTGCTATCTCTTCCATCAGCTCATCAGCCCAGCGGGTATCGGGACACCAGACCAAGCCAGATGAAAACAGGTCTGATATAGCGTTTACACGCGCTATCTTATCGCTTCCCTTGCTTGGTGTGTACTCTTCCAATGGGATTCCCATTTGACGAAGCTCATAAATAAGCGGCGCACCCGCCGCTTTCTTTTCAACAATCAATGTGTCTGGATTCCAATCCTTCCACATTTCAAATGCTCGCTTTTTCAGTTCCGGAAACTCCATTCGGGCTTTCATCGAATCCAAAACAATGATGTTGGTCTTCATGTTTCCTTGTGCGTCGGGATGTTTAAACACACCCCATGTAGTGCAGGCTGAGTAGTCGGCACGGGTGTTCTTTTCAAAGGCTGTATCCCAGCTTTGGATCAGGTATTCGCAGTACGGCGGGGTTTTATCTTCCCAAATGCGCCACATATCCCGTTTAATGATGGCTGATTCATTGCCGGTGGGGTTCTGTTGGTACTGAGCTTCCCATTTTGCGGTTGGAAGCTCTGCTTTTAGGGCTTCTAACTCCTTTTTTGACCAAAATCCGGGCCATAATGGGGTTCCAGAGGGCAAAATTGCAGGAAATTCAATCACTTCCCAGTCATCTACGCCGCCTTTTTCTGAGTTTTTCAGTATCTGACCGGTCAAATCCCGCTTTGACCAACGTGTCATCACAATAATGATGGCCCCGCCGGGTTGTAAACGCTGTCGCGGGCCAGATGTGTACCACTCATATACGCCGTCAAAGACGGCTGGATTGTTTTGACGAGCTTCCTGCTCTGAGTGCGGGTCGTCGATTATCAGAATGTCAGCACCTTTACCGGTAACCGCACCACCAACACCAATAGCAAAATAATCTCCGCCTTTGTCTGTGTTCCAACGGCCTGCGGCCTTGGAATCTGACGACAACTTGGTATCAAACACCTTTGAGAAAGCTTCTGACTGCACCAAGTTTCGGACTTTACGTCCAAATCCAACAGCCAGCTCGGCTGTGTGTGCGGTTTGGATAATCTTTTTCTCGGGATACCTACCCAAGAACCACGATGGCAGAAGGTAGGAAGCAAACTCAGACTTGGTATGCCGAGGAGGCATATTGATGATCAACCGCTTTAAGGTTCCATTGGCGACACGCTCAAAAGCGTTCGCCATGATTCCATGATGTTTACCGGAAATAAACCCGGGCCACATCTGCGTGACGAAATACAGGAAATTCTCCTTGCATCTCTCAACCCGATCCATCTCCAGAATCTGATAAACCATTGCTCTTTGCTCAGGTGGCAATGTATTTGCCACACTCAAATACTCAATGATCTCTTCTCTGGTAAGTAAGCTCATAGTGCGGCGATTTCTTTCACTGAACGATCCACCAACTTAATGGAATGAAACTTATGCGGGCGCAACGACAGATAGCCATCATTTTGCAACCGATGGACTATTCTGTGGATATTGGCCTTCGACTTCATTTTCAAACCCTTTGCAATCACTTCATACGATGGCGCAATGCCATGAATACGAATGTATGCTTTGATGAAATCCAGTACGAGCTGCCGTCTTGGTGTCATTGTTTTCATGTTTACACGCAGCAGTTTAAACGCATATGCGAACGTTCGCA